ATCTTATAAACAGATCTTATTTAGACATTGTTACAGAAGAAACTAAATGGCCTTTTTTAGCTACGGCTGAAAGTGGTACTGTTGATCCTATGTATGGTAACGTCAATCAAGATTCTGTAGCTGGACAAAGATGGTATGAATTAAAACCAGCTAGTTCTAGTATTACTACTGACTATGGTGCAGTTGAGTGGGAAACTTTTTACTTAACTACTGTAGGAATTAGTGGAGAATCTCCTCCTTATGAATCTCGTAATCTTAGATTTACTACAACAGAAGAGTGGAAAGACTATCATCGTATTGTAGAGAACAATGATGATGCAGATACGCAGCAGTACGGAGTTCCTCGTAGAGTAATTAAAAGTCCTGATGGACGTAACTTTGGTTTAAGTCCTATACCTGACAAGCCTTACAGGATTTGGTACTTTGCTTATGACTTACCTGCTGAACTAGATGCCTTTGGAGATACTATAGTTTTTCCTGATGTGTATAGAGTTGTACTTATTGCAAGGGCTAGATACTATATGCACCAGTTTAAAGAAAACCCTCAAGCAGCAGCATTTGCTCTTGAAGATTATAAGCGTGGTATTAAATTAATGAAGATACGTTTAATGAGTGCTCAACCTGCATACTTTAAAGATGACCGTGTGAGGTTTGTTTAATGTCACAACCTTGGGGATACTCTTGTAAGGGCGGCTTAAACGTCAACTTAAACCAGCTAGAAATGCTTTCTCAGCCGGGTTTTGCTACACGCCTTACAAACTTTGAGGTAGACCCTGATGGTGGCTACAGGCGTTTAGATGGCTTTACACAGTTTGGTGATACTAAACCTAATAGTTCTAATTCTGTACTGGGCATGGCTGTGTATGCTGATGGTGTTATTGTTTGTTCAGGAACAGATATATTTTTTAGTCAAGATGGAGAAGATGCTTGGTTAAAACTTAATAAAGCTAGTGTAGCTAGTGGAGGAGATAACTACTCTGCATTTACAGGGCGTTCAACAGCAGCGCGAACTAGTCAAGGAAGATGTACTTTTGCACTTTATGAAGGTACTTCTGATTATGGTGAGTTAATAATATGTGATGGAGTCAATGAGCCTTTCTTATTTCAAATGACAGGAACAGGTATATTAACAAGTAGAACTTTTTTTGCAAAAGAAATTACAGTAGACAGCACTGTAGGACCAGCCTTTGGTGTGATACACGATAAACACTTTGTAGCTGCTGGAGCTTCCACAGCTAGGAACACTATTTATTTTAGTGGTACAAATGACATTGATAGCTTCAGTAGTACAGGATCAGGAAGTATTGTTATTTCAGATGCTGTAGTAGGACTAGCAAGTTTCCGTAGTGATTTAATTATCTTTTGCAAGAACAGTATTCATAAACTTGTGAACATAAATAATTCTAGTACTGTTGCTGTTGTACCTATCACAACTAACGTAGGCTGTGTAAATGGTGGTAGCATCCAAGAAATTGGTGGTGATGTTCTATTCTTAGCACCAGACGGTATTCGTACTATTGCAGGTACGTCTCGTATTGGTGACGTAGAGTTAAGCTCTGTAAGTAGACCTATTCAAAAAATTATATCTGAAATAGCTCTTGACCCAGACTTAATAATTACAAGTGGTGTCTTGCGTAGTAAGTCTCAGTATAGACTTTTTTATAGTAAAACAGAAACAGGCCCTTCTTCTTCTAAAGGTATTATAGGTACTTTTACTTCACAAGGATATGCTTGGTCAGAAACACTAGGTATCCAAGCTCTAGGCTTTGTATCTGACTTAGATAAAGATGGAGTTGAAAAAGTAATTCACGGGGACAGAGATGGTTTTATTTACAATCATTTAAATGGTACTTCTTTTTTTGACGGTGGTTCTGCCACAGATATAGAAGCTGTATACGAAACACCTAACTTTGACTTTGGTGATGTAGGTACACGTAAGACTCTTAAATATGCAAGAGTTTCTTTTAGCCCAGAAGGTGAAGTACTGCCAAGCTTTAGAGTTAGATACGACTACGAAGATAATCAAGTACCTCAACCAGAACCTTTTGCAATTAGTACTATTGCATTACCTGCTCTTTTTGGAACATCTGTATTAGGCGCTATTACATTTGGAGCAACAAAAGACCCTATGGAAAGGATCACTTTAGAAGGCTCTGGAAATACCTGTAGCTTTAGAGTTTTTAGCGACGATCAAAAAGCAGCATATGCTGTAAATGGTATTTACATAGATTATATGCCTTCAGGCAGGAGATAATAAATGGCTCAGAATTATACACGGCAAAGTTCCTTCGCAGATGGCGATACAATTACAGCAGCATTATTCAATAATGAATTTAATCAAGTTGTAAATTCTTTTGCATACTCGTCATCTAATGCTAGTACTACAGGACACAGACACGATGGTACTGCTGGACAAGGTGGTAACATTCCTAAGATTGGTGATTTAGACTTTCTTAATAAGATTGTAGTATCAGGTAATACTTGGGAATTCTATGTAGAAGTTTCTAGTGCTACTGCAAAACAAATGGTATTACAAGATGGTGCTTTAGTTCCTAACGCTGATAGTGATTTAGACTTAGGTACGTCTAGTATATATTGGAAAGATGCTTTTATTGATTCTATTCTTACTACAGGCAATGTAACTGTAGGTGGTATTGTAAGCCTTGCAGATGGTTCTGCTAGTGCTCCTTCTCTAACAAACACAGGTGATACTAACGCTGGCTTATTCTTTAGCGCAGCAGACGTATTGTCTTTCACATCTGGTGGTACTGCTCAGTTTACTATGGCTAACGGAGCTATTGCTCCTGTCACAGACTCAGACATAGATCTAGGTACTTCTAGTTTATACTTTAAAGATTCTTTTATTGACACAGTAACCACTACAGGTAACGTAACAGTAGGTGGTACTTTGGGTGTCACAGGCGTAGCAACTGTAGGTGGCCTTACAATAGGCAGTGCAGTCATTACTGAAGCTGAGTTAGAAACTATAGACACAATTACAGCAGGTACTGTAGCAGCTTCTAAGGCTGTTGTAGTGGATGCTAACAAAGATATTACAGGTTTTAGAAACATTACACTTACAGGTGAGCTAGATGCAGCTACTTTAGATGTGTCAGGTGCTGTAGATATTGCTGGTACTACAAACTTAGATGTAGTAGACATAGATGGTAACGTACAGATTGACGGTACAGTAACTGTAGGTGTAGATGACACAGGTAAAGATGTTAAGTTCTTTGGTGCTACGTCTGGTAAGTACATGCAATGGGATGAGAGTGCAGACTCTTTATTAATTGAAGGTACATTAGATGTTGCAGGTGCAGTAGAGTTTAATTCTTTATCAGGAACAGGAGCAGTAACTATTACTAACATCCTTGATGAAGATGACATGTCTTCTGATAGTGCTACAGTTCTAGCTACTCAACAGTCTATCAAGGCTTATGTAGATGCACAACAAGATACTGTAGATACCTTTGGTGAAATCTTAGCACTTAGTAATACTACTAGTGGTACAAACGTAGAGCTTACTACTACAGATAAAGTACAGTTCCGTGACTCAGCAATCTTTATTAACTCTAGTGCTGATGGTCAACTAGATATTGTAGCAGATACAGAGATTCAAATAGCTGCTACTACAATTGATATTAATGGCGCTATAAACGCTAGTGGTGAAATCATTGCTGCTTCTTTAGACATCTCAGGTAATGTAGATATTGATGGAACTACTAACCTTGACATCGTGGACATTGATGGTGCCGTGGACATGGCTACAACTCTTCAAGTTGATGGTGTAGCAACCTTTACTGGTAGAGATATTCATAGTGGTGGTATTACTATTGCTAATGCTGGACAAATTGGTTCAGTCGGAGATGCAGATGCAATAGCAATTGCAAGTGATGGTGTAGTAACACTTACACAAAAATTAATAGGTACTGAATTAGATATATCAGGCAACGTAGACGTAGATGGCACTACCAACCTAGATGTTGTAGACATTGATGGCGCTGTAGATATGGCTACTACGCTTGCTGTCGCAGGTAATGTAGACTTTAATGGCGATCTAGATGTTGACGGCACTACCAACCTAGACGTAATTGACGTAGATGGCGCAGCAAACTTTGCAGCAGACGTAACCTTTGCAGACGGTGCAGATATTATTACTGCATCAGCAGGAACCTCTAACACTCGTGTAGGTGTCAACACAGGTAACTCTATAGCCTCTGGCGGTAACTATAACGTCCTAGTGGGCGAT